GAATATGGTGTACAGTACGGCAACTTTGCTGGTCTGTTTATTGAGGCATTCAAAGAACAGCAGAAAATTATCGACGACCAGAATGCCAGAATAGTCGACCTGGAAACGAAGCTAAATAGTATCGTTGGAAGACTGTCCAACTTAATTTGAGGATATACAATGTCATTGACATATACTTGGAAACTAAAGAGTCTGAAGAAGACAAGCACTGGCGACTATCAAGATTTAATTGTCGGCACACAATGGGAATGCACTGGAACTGATTCTGATGGTCATTCAGGAACTTTTCATGGCGCAACTCCTTTCAGAGCTGAAGATGTTGACGGCGATGGATTTGTAACCTATGAAGAACTGACCGAAGAGGCTGTTCTTTCTTGGGTCAAGGCAATCGTTGTTGGCGGATATAAGGGACACATCGACGAGCAGATTCAAAAGCAAATTGATGGAAAGAAGAATCCAATCATCGATGTGGATTCGAACTCGCTCCCTTGGGCAAACACTGCCAATACGGCAAACACTTAATAATTGGAGAATATGATGGCTAATGAACAACTAGATAAACTGGCTCAGCCAACTGAACAGACCTTAAAACTTGAAGTGACTGTGAATGAACTGAACGTCATTTTCGGAGCACTACAAGAGGCGGCAATGCCTCATCGAATCTCTGATCCTGTGCTGAAGAAACTTTTCAGTCAGGCTCAGGAACAGCAGGGTCAGCCTCAGTAAAAACATCAAGCGTGCTTAGATGACCACACCTACAGGTACAATAAGCATGTCTGATGTGAATATCGAACTTGGGTATTCAAGCACGGCAACTATCACTTTAAACGATACTGCCGTGCGTACTCTTGCTGGTATTTCAAGCGGAACGATCTCAATGAACGATCTGCGTGGCAAGAGTAATTACAAATATCAAGGAACGATTACTCAGGGATATGGATATACCGTGCACTCGCCAGGTATGTATATGTGGACATACCAATACGGGTGTGCTCCTGGTGCATTCGGTTCTCGAAGTCCGACAACGCTAGTAGATGGCAAAACGCTTGCGTATTGGTATGATGAAATTGAATATAACTATAATGGAAGTGTTTACACATCCTTTAGTGTTTTAGGAATAAGTGGATTTAGTTCAGATCCAGGAACAGGCTACTTGACAAGCGCAACGATAGGATCTACTACTAAAAATCGTTCAGCCGCTACTTATTCATACTCAGGAGGTGTTGCAGGATGGATATGGTCGAGCACATTTGGATTTGGTGCAAGTGGTAATATCAGCGTAAACTTAAGATAACAACATGTTAATATCTAAAGATTTAAAATACATTTTTTCAGCAAACCCAAAAACTGGAACTCGAACCATACAGCGAATTTTAGCTGATAATTCGTTTCAAGTCGGCGACCATCCTAGAACGAATGTTTGTTTAGGATTATCTAAAATGAGATATCCAGATTTTAGTTATGAGAATTTAGAAAAGATTTATGTGTTTTGGAGAGATCCAGTTCAGAGATTTATCTCTACGGCAAATTATTTACGCAGCACTGGTGTTAGAAATATTATCAAACGACACCCTTCTTGGTTCCCAGGTATACAGCTTCCACTCGATGGACCTGCTGGTGGCAGGTTTACAATTACACAAGAAATTCTTTCTCTGGCTGCAGCTATAACACCAGAGCAAATATTTGACGAAGAGATGCAAAGAAGAACCGCAGAAACTCCGACTGAAAGTCTGCCGTTTTTTAACAAACAATCTGAGTGGATAATCGATGAACCAAAATTAGAAGTCCTAGATTTCGCTGATTTTGAAAATAATGCTAAAAAAGTAATTTCTGCTTTTGGTATGGATGCAGATACGACTTCGATTATAAAAGTAAACGAGAGCATAAAATTAACAACCTCGATCTCTCCAGAGCTAGAGGCTCGCGTGAAAGAATACTACGCAGAAGATTATTCGCTAAAACCCTAAATAGAGTTATAACAGCTACTTCGCGGACGTATTAAATGGCACAACCAACATCTCGCTCTGAACTAAAAGACTACTGCCTACGCAAACTAGGCTTTCCAGTCGTAGATATCAACGTCGATGACGATCAGCTAGAAGATCGAATCGATGATGCTCTGCAGTTGTTTAGAGAATATCACTTTGACGGCACAGATAACGAATACCTTGCAACAAAAGTAACGGCTGGCGACATCTCAAACAACTACGTCACTCTGGCTTCAAGCATCATTGGCGTGACGAAGGTGTTTCCTCTAACGTCAGCGCAAGCCTCTTCGACTTCTTCAGCTGGTTTCAACATGTTCGACATCAACTATCAGCTAAGACTAAACGACTTCTACAATCTGACCTCTTCATCGTACACATATTATGTCATTGCTCGTCAGCATCTTGCAATGCTTGATTTGATTGTAACAGGTGAAGTTCCGTTCGACTATAACAAGAAAATCAATCGCCTCAATATTCATATGGACTGGAACGGCAAATTAGACCCAGACAGCTATATTGTGATTGAGTGCAAGCGCGTTGTAGATCCAGATGTCTATACGAAAGTCTACAGCGATACGTGGCTCAAAGAATACACAACTCAGCTGTTCAAGCGTCAATGGGGCGAGAACCTGAAGAAGTATGGCAACTATATTCTTCCTGGTGGTATTGTCATTAATGGTCAAACCATTTTCGACGAAGCAGTGGTTGAAGTTGGCAGACTAGAAGAAAAGTTGATCGACGCATACGAAGAGCCACCGTTCGCAATAATGGTGGGCTAACAGATGGCAACAAGTGTCTATTTTAATAACCAAGGCGCATCCCGCGAACAGTTTCTTGTTGAAGATCTAATCAACGAAGCCATTCGTAATCATGGGATCGATGTGTACTACATCCCTCGCGACTCTCAGTCTTCGCTAGACGAGATCTATGGCGACGACCCTGTTAAGTCGTTCACTCAGGCTATTAAAATTGACATGTATCTTGAAACGACTGACGACTTCGAAGGCAATGAAGAATTCTTCTCCAAGTTTGGTCTAGAAATTTCGAAGGGTGTGAAGATGTCTGTTGCGCGCAAGACGTTCGAAAGATATGTGACGTCTGCGGTTCCTGATCGCAACGTTCCAAAAGAAGGCGATCTTGTCTATCTTCCAACGCAACAGAAGCTGATGGAATTGAAGTTTGTTGAACAGGAAAAGAACTTCTTCCAGCTTGGTAGAACTGGAGCACGTGGTGGCAGCAGAGTCGGAATTGAATCTTCAAAGAACGTCTACATGTTTGGTCTTTCGCTAGAACTGTTCAAGTATAACGGTGAGCTGATTAATACTGGTTATGCTGAAATTGATGGCATCGGCGACTTCAGAGCCTTTGCTCTTGAGTTTACACTGACTGCAGGTGGAACAGGCACATTCGCTAATGGTGATGTTGTTTATCAAGGCGCGTCACTTGCTACTTCTACAGCGAGTGGCTATGTTGTCGACTGGAATGTGAACACAAGAGTCCTCAAGGTCAAGAACATCAAAGGCGAGTTTGTTACATCAACTGCAATTAAAGGTCCTAATGGGACTTGGACTATGTCGAGCGGAAACGATATGGAGAATGTCAACGACGATCAAGAAGACAACGTGCGAATTGAGAATGAAGCCATCAATATTCTTGACTTCACAGAGTATAATCCATTCGGTGAGCCATAATGCTTTCTAACGCGCACTTCTATCATCGTATTACTCGCAAGCTAGTTGTTGCGTTCGGAACACTGTTTAATGACATCAAGCTGTACAAGTACAACAAGGCTGGCACAGTTGAGATAGAAAGAATTAATGTTCCGCTTGCATATTCTTCGAAAGAAAAATTCTATGCGCGCATCACTGGTGACCCAAAGCTGAACAAAGAAATTCAGATTCAGCTTCCAAGAATGTCATTTGAAATGACTTCAATCACTTATGATCCGCTGCGCAAGACTAGTATGTTCAACACTCAGTTTGCAACTGATACAAGCACGCAAATCAATGCTGTGAAAGTTGCACCATACAACTTTGAGTTTGTTCTGAACATCTATGTTCGAAACACGGAAGACGGTTCGCAAATTATCGAACAGATTCTTCCATACTTTAGCCCAGACTATACAGTTACTTTAGACCTTGTTTCTAAGTCTAATCTCAAGATCGACGTTCCTATCGTACTTGAGAATGTTTCTTATGATGTTAGCAACGATGTTGGTGAAGAAGACCAGATGCGCATGCTAGTGTGGACTCTGACATTCTCAGCCAAGGCAATGCTTTATGGTCCAATTATAGAGAACAAGCTGATTCGCAATGTACAGGCTAACACATACAACAACACCTGGAATGATACAGGCGAAAGAAAGGTTGCTCTGACTTCTGGCACTGGCAACTATAAGGTTGGAGAACTGGTTTTCGAAGGACGAACAGCATCAGCTGCTAATTCGGCTGGGTATGTAAAGTCTTGGGATCCTGTTGCCAATAATCTGATCATCAATGATGTTTCTGGTCTATTGACTGTCGGGTCTATTCTGCGTGGAGCAGTAACCAATACTGCATACACAATATCTTCATTCGATGTGAATAATCATCAGATGACCAATCTGACTATTGTGCCAAGTCCACTGTCGGCTAACATTGACACAGCTTTTGGATTTACTGAAACTCTAGAGGAATATCCAAATATAACATGAGTGATACAGATAATAAACTAAGTGAGCTTCTGAATACAGATTTTATTCCTGCCGTGCAAGAAAATAAACCTGTCACGGTTTACCAAGAAGAACAAGAATCGTCAAAGAAGATCGACGCAGACTTCTCGCGCTCAACGTACTATGGATTAATTGAACGTGGAACCGAAGCAATCGACGGCATTCTAAACGTGGCGCGAGAATCTCAGCATCCACGAGCATATGAAGTTGCAGCCACACTAATCAAAAATATGTCTGAAGTTACCGAGAAACTAATGGTGCTTCAGAAACAACGCAAAGAATTAGACGCAGAAGAAAAGCCAACCAATGTGACGATCGACAAGGCTGTCTTTGTTGGTTCTACTGCGGATCTATTGAAGAAGGTTAAGAATGAGTCTAATATCGAAGGTTAAGAATTATTTAGGAAATCCGCACTTAAAGCGTATTGGCGTCACTCAGCAGATGACTGCTGATGAGGTCGAAGAATACATTCGCTGCTCTCAGAACCCAACGTATTTCATCGAGAACTATGTCAAGATCATCTCGCTTGACAAAGGTTTCGTCAAGATCAAGCTGTATCCATTTCAAAAAGATGCTATCGAAAAGATCAACGACAATCGCAAGATCATTGTAAAGGCTGGTCGGCAGGTCGGCAAGACCACAATGGTTGTCGGCTATATCCTATGGTACATCCTATTCAACGAAGAAAAGTTCGTCGCCATTCTGGCTAACAAGGCTTCTACGGCGCGTGAAATTCTTTCAAGAGTCAAGATTGCTTATGAAGCCTTGCCACTCTGGCTGCAGCAAGGTGTGCGCACCTGGAACAAGGGCGACATTGAACTAGAAAACAACTGCCGTGTAATGGCAACTTCAACTGCTTCTAGCGCGATTCGTGGTTTCTCCATCTCGCTTCTATACCTTGACGAATTCGCGTTCGTTCCAAGTAATATTGCCGACGAGTTCTTCACCTCTGTATATCCTACGATTTCTTCTGGTACAACTTCTAAGATTCTGATCTCATCCACACCAAATGGAATGAATCACTACTACAAGATGTGGACTGAAGCGATGGAAAATCGCAACGGATTCACGACTATTGAGGCTAATTGGCGTCAGGTTCCAGGGCGCGATCAGAAATGGGCTGACGATCAGAAGTCTGTTCTTGGTGAAGAGAAGTTCCTACAGGAAATGGAATGCGAGTTCATGGGATCTGCTGGAACGCTGATCTCCTCTTATGCGCTGAAAGCACTGGCGTTTGTCACGCCAATCCATCTTTCAGAAATGGGGATCAAAATCTTCCAACAACCGATTCCTGGTCACAGCTATATCGTATCCGTTGACACCTCTCGCGGAAAGGGTCTAGACTATTCAGCCTTTGCGGTAATAGACACAACAGAAGTCCCTTATCGACTAGTTGCAACCTATAAAGACAATAACATCAGCCCACTGGTCTACCCAACTATTATCAAAAAGATGGGCGACTACTACAACAATGCATTCGTCCTAGTCGAAATCAACGACAACGGGCAGCAGGTTGTGGATACTCTATTTGACGAATATGACTATGAGAACATCATCTCTACTGTAGAAATGCAGAAGAAAATTGTCGCCACATGGGGATATGGTAATAAATCTCAGCGCGGAATTAGAACTACCAAGTCTGTCAAGAGGCTCGGTTGTTCAATCCTGAAGAATCTAATTGAAAACCAAAAGCTGATCATTCAGGATTTCGACACGATTGCAGAGCTGTCGACGTTCGTGGCGCATAATAACAGCTACGAAGCCGAAGAAGGGTCCCACGACGACATGGTGATGTGCCTAGTCCTATTCTCTTGGCTCACCAACCAGCAGTTTTTCGTCGAACTCAGCACCTCAAATATCAAAGAAAAGATGTACCGCCAACAGATGGAACAGATCGAAAACGACATGCTTCCCTCTCCAATGACCTATGACGAGACGCTTGCAGAGGGTTATGTTGAAAATGGCGCATTCTGGAAAGTCGTTGAGCGTTAAAAACTTAGAATTACTAAATAAACCGTAGAATTTCTATTCTCCATTCACCAGGAGTAAAACCATGGCATTTTTAGTTTCTCCAGGAGTTAACACTTCTGAAATTGATTTAACAGCATCGATCCCAGCTGTAGGCACTTCAACTGGCGCAACAGTCGGATTTTTCCGTTGGGGTCCAGCAAATACTGTGATCCAAGTTTCGAGCGAAAACGATTTAACTCAACAGTTTTTGAAGCCAGATTCAAACACTGCAGTATCATTCCTATCCGCTGCGAACTTCCTGTCGTATGGAAACGATTTAAGAGTTGTCCGCGTAATCAACGATACAGTTGGCACGGCAACAAGTTCGAACAATGCAACTTCAAACGCAAGTCACTTTGCAACCATCAGCAATGATGACGATTACTTCAACAACCGCTATGGAACGGCAAATACTCTTGTAAGATTTGCTGCAAGATATCCAGGTGCAATCGGTAATTCGCTAAAGGTTTCTGTTTGCGGATCTGAGGCAGGATTTAGTGGCTGGGCATATGCCTCGTCATTCGACGCTGCTCCAAACACTTCATTCTATGCCACAACAGTCACTGGTGCAGCAACCCTAAAGGATGAGCTGCATGTTGTAGTTGTCGACGAAGACGGATTGTTCTCAGGTGTTGCAAATACAGTTCTAGAGCGTTACTCAAATCTTTCTAAGTGCTCTGATGCCAAGGGAGATGACGGTTCTTCGATCTATTACAAGGAAGTTCTATTCCGCAATTCCAATTATGTTCACTGGCTAGGTCACCCATCTGGTTCAAATACTACAAATGCATGGGGTCAAACTGTTGCAACTGCTTATGCAACTGGAGACGTTCTACACTCGCCAGCTGTTTCAACAACGACATATTCATTCTCGAATGGATCTGATGGTGTTCCAACAGTAGGCAATGTAACAGCTGCAGTTGATCTGTTTAGCAATAAAGAAAAGTTCGACGTTTCTCTAATGTTTGCTGGTGACGGACTAGTAAGTGCTAACGGCAGCTTCTCAGAAACCAACTATACAACTATCGCAAACAAGTTCTTGAACGTTGCTGATGGACGTAAAGATGCCGTTGCGTTTATCTCGCCTCCTTATGCAAACTCAGTGACTTCGACTGCCAAGTCAACAGACGTTGCCAGCTTCCGTAATGGTAGTGGTATCCTAGACACTTCATATGGTGTAATGGATAGCGGCTGGAAGTATCAGTACGACAAGTACAACGACGTATATCGTTGGATCCCATTAAATGCTGATATTGCTGGTCTATGCGTTCGCACTGACCTTCAGCGCGATCCTTGGTTCTCGCCAGCTGGTCTAAATCGTGGTCAAATCCGCAATCTAGTCAAGCTGTCGTTCAACCCAAGTCAGTCTGAACGTGATACGCTATACAAGGCTGGTGTAAACCCAGTTGTGTCATTCCCAGGAGAAGGAACTGTTCTCTTTGGCGATAAGACGCTACAAGGTCGCCCATCGGCATTTGATCGCATCAATGTTCGTCGTCTGTTCATTGTTCTTGAAAAGGCAATCTCAAAAGCCTCGCGCTCAAGCCTCTTCGAGTTCAACGATGAATTCACAAGAGCTCAGTTTGTTTCGCTAGTCGAACCATTCCTAAGAGACGTACAGGGTCGTCGTGGTATCTATGACTTCCGCGTTGTTTGCGATGAGTCGAACAATACGCCACAAGTAATTGATTCAAATCAATTCGTTGGTGATATTTACATTAAGCCAGCAAGAAGCGTAAACTTTATTCAGTTGAACTTTGTCGCTGTTCGTAGTGGTGTTTCCTTCGATGAAATCGTTGGACGCTTCTAATAAATAGACTAAGGTAAAGTCAGGAGAATACAATGGCTTTTAATGTATCTGAATTTCGTTCGCAAATGCAATTTGATGGTGCTCGCGCCAACTTATTTGATGTTGAAATGAACTTCCCATCCTTCTCTAATCCAGGCAATGCTTCGCGTAAAATGCAGTTTCAATGCAAAAGCGCGCAGCTACCTGGAACGACGGTTGGTGTTGTTCCTGTGCAGTATTTTGGACGTGAAGTAAAGTTTGCCGGCAACAGAACGTTCTCTGATTGGTCAGTAAACATTATCAACGACGAAGACTTCACTGTGCGCAATGCGTTTGAGCGTTGGCTAAATAATATTAATTCCCATCGTGGGAACGTCAGATCCGCAGCTGCTGGTGGTCCAACTTCTTATGGAGTTGACGCCACCGTGAAGCACTACGGTAAGACTGGCAAGATCCTCAAGGCATATAAGTTTATTGGGATGTTCCCAACAGACGTTGCTCCAATTGATCTTGACTGGGGAAATAATGACGCTATCGAAGAATACTCTGTAACATTCTCTTACCAGTGGTGGGAAGCGATTGCGGAAGGCGTATTTTAATTGAATTTGTTTTTATTATGGAGTTAACGCATGGCTAATATTAATCTATTTGGCTTCGAGATTGTTCGAGCTAAAAAGGCTGAGGAAACCGTTCAGTCGCCGATTACTGCACCAGTTCAAGACGATGGTGCAATTAATGTCACGGCTGGCGGTTACTTCGGCACTTATCTCGACCTCGAGTCAAACTTTAAAAATGAAAATGATCTCATCACACGATATCGCGAGATGGCGATGCAGCCTGAACTAGAAACAGCCATTGATGATATTATCAATGAATCTATCGTTCATGATGTTGCAGGTAAATCTGTCACACTAATTCTTGATGACCTGGAACAGCCAGAAAACATCAAGAACATGATTCGTGAAGAATTTAACAACGTGCTACGTCTGCTAAACTTCTCGAACGACGGTCAGGACGTCTTTCGTCGTTGGTATGTTGATGGAAGATTGTTCTATCAGGTTCTAATCGACGAGAAGCAACCAAAGCTAGGCATCAGAGAATTAGTCTATCTTGATCCAAGAAAGATCAAGAAGGTTCGTTCAGTCATCAAGAAGAAAGATCCAAGAACAGGTGTTGAGTTTGTGCAAGGAACTCAAGAGTTCTATGTGTACAATGAAAAGGCAACTGTTCAGGGTCAATCGATTGTGACTTCGCCAACAGATACTGGTGTTAAAATTGCTCCTGACGCGATCGTGAATATCAACTCTGGACTATTAGATGCAAGAAAAGCACTTGTTCTTTCTCATCTTCATAAGGCAATCAAGCCTTTGAACCAGCTGAGAATGATGGAAGATGCTATTGTCATCTATCGCATCAGCCGCGCACCTGAACGTCGCGTGTTCTATATTGACGTTGGTAATATGCCTAAGATGAAGGCTGAACAGTATCTTCGTGATATCATGACAAAGTTCCGTAACAAGGTTGTGTATGATAGCACGACTGGTGCAGTTCAAGACGACCGCAAGTTCATGTCAATGATGGAAGACTTCTGGATTCCTCGTCGTGGCGAAGGCAAGTCAACTGAGATCACCACTCTTCCTCCAGGACAGAATCTTGGTGAAATGGCTGACGTCAAATACTTTGAAGGCAAGCTGTACAAGTCGCTCAATGTTCCTTCATCAAGACTAGAAACAGGACAGACCTTTACACTTGGTCGTGCAACAGAAATCACGCGTGACGAACTAAAGTTTATGAAGTTCATTGAACGTCTGCGCGATAAGTTCTCTCTACTATTCGACGAATTAATGCAGCGTCAGCTAGCACTAAAGGGCATCTGCTCTGTCGATGAATGGGATGAGATGAAAGAAAAGATTCATTATGACTTCTTGAAAGATAACAACTTCTCTGAGCTCAAGGATACTGAGTTGATGCAGGGAAGACTGCAGATTATGCAGTTAATCGATCCATACGTTGGGACGTATTTCTCGAAGGCATGGATTAAGAAGAACGTTCTACATCTCAACGAAGAAGATGTTGAAGAGATGAACGCTCAGATTGAAGAAGAACAAGCAGAACAGCCTGAAGCCCAACAAGTGACAACTTCAGGTGCTACTGCTCAACCAACAGATATAAACCAAGCGTTTAAATCTGAATTAGCTAAATAATTGGAGATAACAATGGATTCATTTAGTATTGTCGATGCTGCTGTAGCTGGCGACCAAGAAGCATTTATGAATGCTTTTAACGCAGCGATAGCACCAAAAGTTAGCGACGCCCTTGAGATTAAAAAAGTTGAGATTGCATCTAATCTACTAACACCAGAAGAATCAAGCGATGAAATTCCAGAATATGAAGCAGAAGTTGACGGAGATGAGTCAAACGACGAATCAAGTGAACCGTCAGACGAAGTCGACGACACCGAATAATCAAGCAGCCAGAATTGCTGGGCTTGTTCGCGCTGGTGCAATGAAAGCCAGTGAACTTCCTGCACTTAAAATGGCACTCAAGGCTCATGCTCAAAAGGGTGACATCGGCAAGCTGACCCGCAGTCAGCGCGATGTTATCTCACGCTATTATCAAGCAACAGCTGCAGCTGCTACTGGTTCTCAGCAAGCATATTCTGCTGCTCGTCGTAATATTATGTCTGGATATGAATTAACACGCGACGACTATCTATCAGAGTCAGTCGATTCTAATCCACCTATGATGCTTGTTCTAAAGCGCAAGGGTATTAGAGCATTTCCTGATGGCAAGCGCGTGGCACTGTATACCAATGATAAGCTAGGAATCTCTTTCACAGTTCCATACAATTCTTCTGCGCCAGAAGATGTTGTTGGTATTCAGGCTGAAGAAACGCTTATCGAGAACATTGATCATATTGCTAACATTGTAAAGACAAAGCAAGCAAAGAACCTCAAATTTGACGACGGTTCTTCTGCTCTTGTTGATGGATTTACGGCAAGTGCTATTCACCAGCTTCATAAAGCAGTCAATGATCAAAACAAGATCAAGATTGCTCGAATGGTAAAGCAAAGCCCAGATCATTTGGCGAAAGTAGCTGCATTCGCATTCAAGCAGATTAAGAAATGATTGAAGAGTTGAAGCAAAAAATTCATGCGATCTATGCCGAGAAGCTAGAACTTCTTAAGGCTCATGTAGCTGTTGAACTGAATGAAGGTCGCATTAAGATTGTAAAGGCGCGAGTGCGCGGTGGCAAGATTCAACGTAGAAAGAAGGTGTCCAATGTAAAGGGATACACTATTCGCGGTGGACGATTGGTTAAAATGAAAGCATCTGAAAAGATGAATCGTAAAAGAGCAGCTAGAAAGGCAAAAATCAAGCGCAAAGCCAAGATGGCTCGTGCGATGATTAAAAGAAAACGCTCACTAAGAAAAAGAGCATCATTGGGGCTATAAAAATGAAACTAATCAGAGAAACAGTCGAACAAGT